CGCCGCTTCGGAGGCAACCGCGAACATCGGCTTGGCGGATTGCCGCTTGATGGCGCCGATCGCGTCCACCGCATCGAACAGGCCGCCGACCTCGCCGCCGGGCGAGTCGACCTCGAGGACGATGCCGTGCACCGCCGGATTCTCGGCGGCGGCGGTCAGCGCCTCGGCAACGGCGCCGTATTCGCTGGCGCCAAGCAATACCGTCAGCCAGTCGCTGCGGGCGACGAGCGGGCCCAGCACTGGGACGACGGCAATGCCGCTCTCGGTCACCGTGTAACCGGGGGAACGGCTCGCATCCTGCAGCCAGGGCGGCAAGTCGCTGCCGATCGTGAACGCGGCGGCGCTGGCTAGCAATGCTTCCAGACGCGCGGGCGCGATCGCCCATGGCCGGCCGGCGAGCCGGCTGGCGGCGAGACTCTTCAGGTTCATGAGGTGGTTAGCCGGTTGTGACTTCAGCGTTTTCCGGGGCGGTGTCTTCGGTGGCGTCGGGCATAACCGGAGCCGATACTTTCGCCCCGAAGCTCAGGCCCAGCATCCGCTCGCGCGCCTGATCGGCGGCGATCTCGGCGTCGACCTGCTCGGCGTCGTAGCCGCGCTCGGCCAGCGCCTGGGTGCGGCTCTTCAGGCCCGCCGCGATCTGCTCGATCTCGGCCTTGGCGTCCTTCAACGGATCGACCCAGTCCCACTTCGGCGGCAACCACGCGCAGGCCTGAAAGACCCGCCGGTTCGCCTCGTACCCCGGAATGTCGAGCGCGCCGGCCACCTCCGCGGTGTCCATCCACCTCGCCCACACCCGCCGGCACAGCTGCCAGACCATCACCGCGTGCTGATAGGCCTCGGTCCGGCGGCGGAACTCCAGCAGCGCCAGGCGCGCATTCGAGTAGTTGGCCTTGATCATGTCGTTGGACAGGTACGCGTACGGAATGCCGAGCGCCGCCGAGACCTGCAGCAGCGTGCGGTACTGGAACGGCTCGTAGGTGGCGCCGGAATCCGCCGGATCGGAAGTCTGCACCTGCTCGCCCGGCTCCAGCATGACGATCTGCCCCGGCTGCAGATCCATCGTCCGCTCACCGTCCTCACCGGTGCCCTCGGCGACATCGAACGGCTCGGCCGGCGCCGGCGTGGTGATGAACAGCGCGTGCATCGCCGCCACCTTCTTCCGGTCGAGCTCGGCGTCGTCGTACTGATCCAGGAGGAACAGCTTGACGATCGCCGGTGCGAACTTCGAGACCCCGCGCAACTGTCCAGCGTCGACCGGATCGATGACGTGGATGATCTCCGACGCCGGAACGCGCACCGTCTCGCCGGCCAGTCCCGGATCGGTGACATCGCCCGGATGGCGGCGGAGGAAGTGATAGGCCACCCGGCGGCCGATGCGGTCGAACTCGATGCCCTGCCGGATGACGGTGCCGCCCGCCAGCACCTCGTTCCGCGTCAGCGGCAGCATCTCCGCGGGCAGCATCTGCAGCTGCAGCGGCACGACGAGTCCGTCCTCCGGCCGCCGCGGCCGCAAGCGGAAGAACACCTCGCCGGCGATGAAGACCTCGCGCGCGGCGCGCCGCTGCAGGCCGTAGAAGTCGGTGAAGCCGTCGGCGTCCGCCTCGTCGGTCCACTCCAGCCACAACTTCTGCACGGCGGCCTTCAAGCCAGCGTCCCCGATCAGCGACGATGGCTTGATGCCGGCGCCGACGACGTTGCCGGCCCAGCTTTCGATGGCGTTCGCCGCGTAGCCGTTGTTGCGGATCAGGTATCTGGCGCGCGCGGTGATATCGGCGCCGGCCGCGGCGATCAGCGTGTTGAGGTGCGCACGGCTGGGCTGAAAGCCCTTCAGCCGGCGGTTGGCGAGCCCGGCCTCGAACCCGCCGATGAAGGCGCCGACGCGACGGCGCCAGTGCGTCAGCATCCCCGGCAATTCAGAGCCCCTTCGTCGTCGAGGTGAGGATCCGCCGCCGCGGCGTGCCGGTCTCGGCCTGCGCAATGCGTTTTTCCAGATCGGCGAGCGCCGCCGCCATCTCGGCGTCGGTGGCATAAGTGACGCGCCGGCCCTCGACCTCGACGGTGCGCACGCCGCGATAGCGGGCCGCCAACAACGCGTCGCGCTGGGCGGTCATCTCGTCGAGGGTCATCGATCAGCTCATGTAGCTGGAGCGGAACACGCGCCGGCCGCGGCGGGGCACCCAACAGAGCCGGCCGGCGGAGGGTGTCGCCGCTCCCGGTGCTCCGGGGTCTGTCTGGCTGTGCGGGCCAGCCGGGCTTTCGCCACTGGCGGAAGCGCCAGCGGCGACGGGGTCGGTGACGTTCAATTGCAGCTCCAGTTCGCGCCACTTGCGCTCATGCCAGCGGTCGGCGCCGGCGATCCAGGCGGCGGCGCGGGCGTACACTCGGCAGTCGAGCGCCTCGTTGCGTTCGCGCAGTTTCTGCCATTCCAACCGGGTGAAACCGCGCTTCGTTTTCACCGTCACCAGCTGCTCGGCGACCAGCTGCTTCACCCATTCCGCGTCGACCTGCCGGGGGAGGTGGATGGTGCCGGCGGGATACGCCTCGCCGTCGACGGGGGTTGCCGACCGCAGGAAGCGGTAGGTCTCGCTCTTGAACGTGGCGACTGCGACCGTCCAGAGGCGCGCGCCGCGGCGGATCTTGACGCCGCCCTCGGTGGCATCGACATGCGTCGGCCCGGACACCGGCGCCGAACGGTTGAAGCCCTCGGCCCCCTTCAGCGGCAGCACCTGGGCGAAACCCTGCCGCCTTGCCCAGGCATAGACGGCCGGCGCCTCGTAGCCGGTATCGATGCCGAGCCGCGCGAGACCGAGCCGGACACCCGACGCATGCGGCCAAGTCTCGCCGAACAGCGCCGACAGCTGTGCCCACGTCGCCGCCTCGCCGGGACCGCCGTCAATGATGACGTGGTCGACGAGCCAGCTTTCGAGGCCGCGACCCCAAGCCCAGATCGAGACCTCGATGCGGTCCTTCTGCACGTCGGCGCCGGCAGTGAGGAAGAGGCCGCCCATGGGCACCGTGCCAATCCGCCAATCCTCGCGCCGTTCGTAGAGGTGGAGCCAGTCGGGCGCCTCGCCGGTCTCGGCCCAGGTCTCGCCCAGCACGGTGTTGATGAAGCTCCGCTTGGCCTCGTCCGAGGACTGGCACGCCTCCCATTCGCGGGCGATCCGCTCCCACGACAGCCAGCCGACGGGGGAATAGAGGCTCGACAGATGAAAGCCGATGCTCAACGGATCGACGGGAACGGCCGTCGCCTGCCACTGCCCCATGCTGAGCATCCTCGTCTTGTGATGCTCGGCGATCGGCTCCTCGCAGCCCTCGCAGACGTAGGCCGCCGTTTCCGGCTGCCCCTTCTGCCAGCGCAGGCGTTCGAAGATCAGGTATTGGGGGTGTCCGCAGTGCGGACAGGGCACGAAGAACCGCCGCTGGTCGGAGGCCTCGTATTCCCGCTCGATCCGCGACAGCCCCTTGATTGTCGGCGTCGAGGCGAGAAACACCTTGCGCCGCCACGAGAACGTTCGCGTCCGCGCCTCCGCCAAGGCGAGCGGATCGCCCTCGTCGTCGGCCGACGGCGGATAGGCGTCGACCTCGTCGAGGAACAGGTACCGCACCGGCATCGAGCGCAAGCCCACCGCCGAGTTCGCCCCCGTCAGGACCAGGATGCCGCCAGGGAATTCCTTCGACAGCACCGTGTTGCCGCTATCCCGTGACCGCGCCGGCGCCACCTTCTCGCGCAAGCTCGGGCTTTCCTCGATCAGCGGATCGATCCGCTGCTGCGAGAAGCGCTTCGCCAGCTCCACCGACGGCTGCACCGCCAGCATCGGCCCGGGCGCGTGGTGGATAACGTAGCCGATCCAGTTGCAACCGCTCTCGCTGGCACCCAGCTGTGAACCTTTCATGAACGTCACCCGCTGCGCCGGGTGGCGCGGGCTCAGTGCGTCCATCAGTTCCTGCAGATACGGCGTCCGGCTGGTTCGCCACGGCCCGGCCTCGTTGGCGCCGCGCGGGCTCAACACCCGATGGCGATCGGCCCACGCCGAGACGGTGAGATCGGGATCCGGGGTGAG